TTCGCAATGTTCCAACAAGAGTATGCCATCGATCCTGTCACTTGTTTCGTGTCTTCAGGTTCCAGATTCTTTGATGAAGCTTACCCACACGCAAAATTTGAAATCGGTTACAAACAATTTGATGAACCTATTCAGTACGGTGTCTACACAATGGGTGTCGATGTAGCATCTGGGTCACCTCACGGTGACTACTCGGCATTTGTGGTGATGGATGTGCTCAATCCAGAAGCACCTAGAATTGTGGCGACTTTTGCAGGTTATGCTACACCGATAGAATTTGGTAATATGATCCTGGAAGAGTGCAAAAAATGGAACTGTGTTGCGGTGGTTGAGTCTAACTCATACGGTCTCACAGTGCTTGAAGTTCTCAGGCGTGAAGAGTGGGGAAGAATCTACACACAGCAACGATTTGATTCTGTGAATCAATCGTGGACAGAAAAATTAGGCTTCAATACCAATGGCAATACTCGCTCGATATTGCTGAGCAAGTTACAATCGTACGTCAATGGTAAGTCTCTGTTATTGACTGACGAAAGAATCAGACACCAAGCAAACACTTTCGTCTATGATGGAACAGGTCGACCTGATCACATGAGAGGCACGCATGATGACCTCATTTTTGCCACAGGGTTAGCACTGATGGGAATTGATCAGGCTGTGATTGAGACTTACCAGGAAAAACGTCCAGCACCTAGAAGCATTCAAGAAATCATTGAGATTGAACTCAAAACCGGTCAATCGCTCAAAAAATTGAAACAGGCAGGATATTTTGATGAGGAATCTGGTCCTGAAGACCTCATCACACACGTTCCTTGGTCCTAATTTGATGCAAATTATCTGTATAAGTTTTAGGTGCCGCCGGCCTCTATCGGGCGTTCATTCACCTCAGGGTGTAAAAGGAAATAGTCATGTCGTTTTTGACAGATGATGCACGTGCTGCGTTAGAACAGAAGTTCCAAAGCATGCACATAGATGAAGAAAAAGCTCAGCCAGTTCAAAATGAACCAAAAGTCGAAACTCGCGCGGATGAGACAAGGTTCCAGGACAAAACGGACGTAAAGAGAGTCGAGGCTTCGTCCACCGACGACAAGGATGAGCAAGGGCACGCAGTTCCATACCAACGTTTCAAAGAAGTCAATGAGAGCAAGAAGCAGCTAAAGGCCAAAACTGCTGAGCTCGAAAGACAGTTGGCGGAAATGAAAGCCCAAGTTGAAAATTCGAGGAAGATCCAGACTAGGGATCAGCATGAACCTGACATCTTTTCTGACATTGCTTCTCTTTATGAAGCACCACAGGAAGATGACAAAGTATCAGCTCTAGAGCAGAGAATAGCAAATTTCGAAATGAGAGCTGCGCAGGTCGAACTGGAGAATGAAATTTCAGTGATAACTAAAAAGTTTCCGGATGTACCGGAAACCGTCTTGTTGTCAGCATGCATTCAGAATCCAGACATTGACCTTGTCACAGTTGCACGAGACTACTCGCAGTTCATTGCTGAGATCGAAGAGAGGGCACTGGCAAAGCACGGTAAACGTGCCCCATCAGCACCTCCAAGACCACAGTCGACAGGTTCCTCCTCAATTTCTAACTCACAGACCAAGCCGCGCTCGATGGCAGACGCTCGTTCTGCTGCACTTGCATATCTAAAACAACAAGGGCTATGACCCTGAGGAGAAATTGAACCATGTCAGCTACTATCGCAACCCTATCGGCGATCCTAAAGGAGTTCTACCTAGGACCCATCGCCGAACAGCTCAACCAGGAAGTCCTGGTGTACGACCTCTTTCAAAAGGCCACCGTGGATTGGTCAGGCAAGACGGTCATCATTCCTGTCCACATTCGTAGAAATACCGCAGTGGGTTTCACCTCTGACGGTGGTGCTCTGCCAACTGGTACCGATCAGGAAGGATACGAGAGACTGACCGTCTCCGCCAAGTTCCTCTACGGTAAGTTCCGCATCACCGGTCCTGCCATTTCCGCTGCTAAGGCTGGAGCTAACACCTTCATCTCTTACGTGGACGCTGAAATGAACAAGCTGGTGGAGGACGTCAAGATCCGTGCCAACCAGGCCGCCATTCACGGTGGTTCAGTCATCGGTTACATCTGGGAGAAGACGAACGCAGGTGCGACTCGTCAGTACTCAGGTCGTCAGGACCTGCTCTTAGGTGTAGGTAACACGGTCGACATCGTTCGACTCGACAACTACCAGACGGTGGTTGCTGCAGCTCAGATCAACGCTGTAACCCAGGACTCCATCACCTTCAACGCCGCTCCTGCTACCGCAGCAGTTCCTCCTGGTGTCGTCATGGCACTTCAGGTTGTTGCTGGTGTGGTTGACGGTGGCGCTGCTAACGAGCCCTCTGGTATCACCACGAACCTGGCATCTCAGGCACACTTCGGTGTGGACCGCAGCAACCTTGCTCCTCAGAATGCCGAACTTCGTTCAAACCACCTGACGGTTTCTGACGGTGGCGTTCCTGTCATCTTTGATGCTTACCAGGCTCTGAACCTGGACCGCATGCAGGCAGTCCTCGACCGCATTGCACTGCGTTCTTCCATGGCACCAGAACTGATCCTGATGAACCCCATCATGCGTCAGGAGTACACCTCCTTGCTGGTCGGTACGGCGGCTGCTAACCTGTATGTGCAGGCTGGCGATTCCAAGAAGACTGGTGACGGTGGTTTCACGGGTCTGAGTTACGGTGGCATTCCGCTCCGTACTTCTCAGAACTGCTTCCTCGGTTCATTCTTCTTCCTCACCCCCAAGGAGTGGAAGCTGACGGAACTGGAAGCTCCTGGCTTTGCGGATCTCGACGGCGCCGTTCTTGCTCGTTCTTTCAGTGGCGGTGCAATGACGGACTCCTACGAAGGTTTCTACCGCATCTACTACAACACTGTCTGCTTGCGTCCGAATGCAAACGGTGTTCTGACCGGTATTGACTTCTAAGAAGTGACCGTCTAAACGAGGGGCCGGCAGTTACGGGCAGTTGTACTGCTGGACTGTCGGCCTCCTCGTTTTCTGTGCATTTTCTGTATAGTCACTAGGAGGATCGAAATGGCTATTGACATGAAGGCGCTGGCAATGCTGCCTGACGCAGAAGCGGAGATCGAAAAGAAACGCATGCGTCGTGACGCTGCAGAAAAAAGAATGAAAGAACAGCAGCAGGCAGACGCCAAAGAAGGTGGTGACATCGGTAAAATTATCGGTGGCATTGCTGGTGGTCTCATCGGTGCCTATGCTGGTAACCCCATGATGGGATACCAGGCAGGCAGTGCACTAGGCGGTGCTGTGGGTGCTGGCATTGGTGGTGGAGAAGTGACACCTGATATCGTTGCTCAAGGACTTGGCGGTGCCATGCAAATGCCAGGTGGTGGTGAATTGATGGGAATGGAAGGTGCCAAACAAGGTTCTTCAGTCTCAGATGTGTACTCATCCAGACAAAATATCAAAAATTTGGACAAACAACTCGCTGCTGGCCTAATTAGCAAAGAGAAGTACGATCAACTCAAAATGCTGATGGGCATGTAATAGGGTGACAAATGCCGTTTATTGACAACATCAAGTCGAAAGTCGATGATGCGAAGACTTCAAAAGCAGTAGAAGAGAAACAGTGGGATCTCAACCTCAAATTTTTGGAAGGAAACCAACACCTCTCTTTTGACAAAAACTTGCAGTCTTGGCTCACTGTCCGTGACAATAACAACCTGCCAACGATCAACATGTTGCTTCCGCTCTATCGAAACCTCGTTTCGAGACTAGTGGCTGCTTATCCTGGTGTGGTGGTAATGCCTGCTTCTCCTTCGGCAGACGACATTGTCAAAGCTCAGTCTTCTGAGGCGGCACTTCGTTACTACTGGGCGGAAGAAGACATTGCCATGATCATCAATGAAGTGGTTCAGTGGCTTGTTCCGTGTGGTAATGTGCTTCTTCACACTTACTACGATCCAGCCAAGGGTAAAATTTGTCCTGAGGTCATCAAACCCTTTGACTTTTTCTACGAACGTGGCATTGTAGAGACCAGAGACTCTAGGTGGGTTGCTATCAGGCGCTTCTACACAAAGGAAGATCTGATCGAGTCATACCCAGACAAACGAAAAGAAATTGAGAAATACATTGAAGAGCACACCACTGACACTGGTGATGCTGGACCTGCCACCTACGTGGATGGAACTTCCTACTATTACGCCAACTATGTTCCTCCAGGCAAACAGGAAGTGTTTGAAGTCTACGATAGGAAAGGCAACCACGGCATTGTGTTAGGTGATGTGTGGCTTTACGAGGGTGAGACACCTATGAAAGTCTTCCCATGCCAACACATCAAGTGGACTGAACTTCGTAACAGAGT